CCGTGTGGGTGACCCATAGGGATAACATCTCCACGGCCATGGGTGGCAAAGCTAAGCCATAAAACTTCATTAACAACAGTTACACCGCGACGTGGACCCACTGTTTCGCAGTCATAAGCAAAGGCATCTTGTTGCATGTAGTACGCAACCATCTCATTGAGCTGTTCTTTAGTCGTAATTATGTTCATATAGTTTCCTTAAATAGAAGAAGGCTGGGGGTCTTAGCACGTGTTGCCCCCAGCCTACTACTAGAAATTAGAGAAGGGAATTAGCAATCTCTTCCAATTCTTCCCACGTGTGCTCTTTAATAACTGAGCGGTCGAAAGGTTGGATAGCTGCTACGCCTTCTTCTGCCATCTTCTCATCAATGCCCCAGTCCTCCATGAGGTCGCGTGGCTTGATTGAGTTAAGGTTGTAGACAGTCTGTTGCATCTTGCCTGTACGGCTAATAGCCCAGTAGTTCTTGGTCAATGGACCCTGTGGTGAGAACTCTGCTGAGTGAAGTGTCTTATAAAGACGTGGGCTTGCAATTAACATCTGACGCTGCACACCTGATGGTGTAATAACGGCAATTGTAAATGCTCGCTTATCTTCTGGCTTGCTGCCAAGCTTGACGCATAGTGGGTCGTTAGCACCCAATGAAACGTATGAACGCTTACCTACAGTTTTCTGTTGTAGGAAGTGTTGTTTGTAAATAGCGAAGGGACCATTTTGGTCGATGAACTTGATTACAGTGAACTCACCATCAGTGAATTTAAACTCTGTTGGATAGTCACCTGATGCGGTTGAAAGCTTATCTGCTGCTTCCCAACCAGATTGTACTGCTGTGGATGTTGCCTGTGCTGGACGACCTTCAACTGCTGCGTCCATTGTGAACTCATCAGTTGCAGGCATATATTCGTCTGTGCGGTTGATAGCCATTTGTTTCCTTTGTTTTAGTTGTCTTTGGTTTCTGCTGCGCGGATAGTATTCCACGCTTCAGATATTGCATCAGTTAGTTTCTGATTAGGCCAACTTATCCTAGTTTTATCTAGAACGCCAGCCAATGCAAAAAGTCTAACTGCTTCCTCAATCTGGGCTCGTGAGTATAACCTACGGCCTTTGATTTCCTTTCCCTTGGCATCTATCTTATCGCCTAAACGATAAGATGGAGCAGGTAGATAACCTTCTTTCATCCAGTAACGGATGGTTATAAGAGGGCGACCCAATGCTACTGCTAACGCACCAATAGTATAGAACTCCATGTCCCTACCATTAGGTAGCGTTTTCCTGATTGGATTTGCGGTCCAATCAGAAACTTCTTCTTTTACTTTTTTAGTTGTTACTGATTTACGTTTTCTTTTGCTACCTGGATAGTACATATCCAAATCGCCAAAAGTAGAATCAATGAGGTCATCTGTCATTTTACAATGAATGCGTAAGTAACTTTAGATGGGAACATGGTATCGATGTCTTCCTCAGTCAAGTGACCGTTGTAGAACGCAGCCATAATTGCTGACTCATCTAATGTTGGAATCATCTTAATGCAGGTATCTTTAATACCCTTTTTAGTAAGAATTAATTCTGCTGCCTGTAAATCTAAGTTCTTAGATACGCGGCGTTGTTTCATAATCTGTTGGTCTTCAGTGTAATTAAGTACTAAGTGACCCTTGTCGTCTTCTGTACCGAACTCATCAATAGCATCGGTAAGACGCTTTTTAATAACTGTCTGACGTTCTGTCAGTTGTGTAATCTGGTCTTTAAGAACTGTAAATTGCTTTACATCTTCTAATACGGCATCTTGATTCATAAGTTTCCTAACTTTTAGGTTGTTAGGTACAACTTAATGGATGGCTATAACGCTGTCAAGTTACTTTGCGTTATTGGCTTTGATGCCCCTATAACCTGTTTTCTTTTTATTCATAGACCCTGGCTTTTTGTAGCCAGAACCGTTTGGCATAGCTGCCTGGCGCTGAGCTAAGGCTTTAGCAATCTTATCGTGGTGTTTTCCCATTTGATTAGTCTTCTTTAATATAATTTTCAAGCGCAGCAATAATAATGCTGGTTACAGTAATCCTCTCAGCTGCAGCTTTCTTCTGGACAGCGGTCCATAGCTGGTCTGATACGCGAATAGTACGCGTTGGTGTTTTAGGTGCATTAGGCATCTGTAAATTGTACACACCCAACGCTTTTTGTTGGGTGTAAAGCTCCCCCCCATGGATTCGAACCACAATTAGAGCATCCAGAGTGCTCTGTCCTACCGTTAGACGAGAGGGGAATGATTTCATCTGCAAGAAAAAGCCACTTTTCTTGCATATGCAAGACTGGAGCGGTTGACGAGGCTCGAACTCGCGACCTGCACCTTGGCAAGGTGCCGCTCTACCAACTGAGCTACAACCGCACTGCTGTCCCGCCTGGGCTCGAACCAGGGACCCGCGCATTAACAGTGCGCTGCTCTGCCAGCTGAGCTACGGGACATTAAACGTTGGCATTCTGTAAGAAAGACTTAAGACTTCCTACAGACATTGCTACTTTATCATCATCAGTATCTACGCCTTCACCATCAATAATAGCATTAGCAATAGATGTCTTCTGTTGTAGAGCTTCCCATTGACGTTCTTCAATGGACCCTGCAATAACTATATCTTGGATTACGATAGAGGGCCAAGTTGATGACGCTCTTTTAATACGCCCATTACGCTGTGTGGCTGTACCTGATGACCATGGTAAGTCATAGTTAACCAGCATATTAGCTGCAGGAAGGTCTACGCCATAACCGCCAGCATCGGAAGAAATAAGAACGCGAACAGCAGGGTCAGTATTAAAAGCAATTTTGTTATCTTCTTTAGTCTTAGCATCTAATTTCCCTGAATACAAACGACATTGCTCTGGTCCTAAAGCCTCTGCAATCTTGTCAAGCATGTCTACATAGGTAGCAAAAATAACTACTTTGTTTTCCTGATTCTGTTCCAGAAAGTCTTTAACGTACTGGGTGAGATAGTCAAGCTTAGGCGAGTTACTAGTATTATCAAGAAGACCCATATCAACGAGCTCAGTGACATATGCAGACCCTTCTCCTGACATTAATTTAAACTTTGCTGCACTACTACGCAGTAAGTCTGGGTGTGAGCAGAGCATCTTTAATGCTCCAATCTTAGACATAATCTTACCGCGCATCTCATCCTCAGGTCCACCGCGGCGAGACTCCATGCCGTAATGAGCTAAAAGATTAAAGTTAGAACCAAATAAATCCTGTGCTTCATCAAGGTCTGCTAACAGGTCTTGGGATATGCGGGTATATAACTTTGAGTTGTTTCTATCAAAGACAATCTTTACAGGGTCTTTATGAATAGTGTCAGGAAGATATGGGGCTACATCTGGGTCTTTCTGTGCCTTACGTACGCAGGCATCTTTCATGCGGGTATGTAGTGTAGAAAGATTACGGTAGTACTGCGGTGCGCCCCAAGAGTTTCTTACGATAAAAGCAGCATCAAAGATATCAAACCTACCAAGTACGCTGGCGTCAACGAACTGCATAATGCTATACAGCTCTTCAGGCTTGCCATTCTCAATCGGTGTACCAGTGAGTGCAAATCTATATTTAGCATTGATTAACTTCTTTACTGCTCGTGAGCGTTTAGACTTGAAGGATTTAATGGCTGTTGCTTCGTCAAGTACGACGAATCCTCTTGGGAGGTTTTTGATGGTATCCCAGTCGTTAACAACTTGCTCATAGTTAAGGATGATGTAATCAACCCCTGTAGTCCGCCAGTCCATAGCTTTGGCGTACTGCTCTGCTCTTTTCTTTGGCGTTCCATCAATGACCAAAGCATGTGAAGTTCCATCTGTAAATTTCTCTATCTGATTAGCCCACTGATACTTCAGTGAGGATAGACAAATTATAAGACCTGGTTCTGTAACTTTGTTCTCATCCATCAAACGTTCTATAGCAGCAATAGTAATAACTGTTTTGCCTAACCCTAGGTCATAGGCAACCAGCATCTTATTGCGTTCGCACATGCGGTCCACGGCTTCAGGTTGATAAGGAAGAAGCGTGCCTTTAAAAGTCATAGCTATACTCCTTTTTTTTCTTAGGCTTTTCTTCCTCTTCGCCTCGTTTAGAGGGGCAAGGACCTCTACCGTGAACTCTAGCAAACCCTTGTTGAGAACTTTGGATACGCTTCTCATGTTCTTGAGCATCGTACTCAAACATAATCTTACCCATCTTCATGCAGTGGCCACAACGCCAAACTACATAGGCGCCTTTAAAGTACGTGCCCTCGTCTGTAAGCCAGTCTAGGTCCTTCCTAGCCCATGTCCAACAATGACCAGCACACTTTTTATCGTAGTTCATCTCGACGCCAATGTATAAAAGACTTTATGTAAACAACCGCATAAGCAATTGCTGAAAATATAAACCCATACTGTTTAGTAATAACAG